CTCGATGGCAAGTCTTCTCCGGGGTACCCTTATACGCTCAAAGCTAACAATTATGCGGCCCTTAGGGCCGACACAAATATATATGATGGTCATGATCTGGTCGACACAGTGGTATTGGCGGCAGCATTTAAAGTGTTGGCGGTTCTGGAAAACGGAAACGCTAACAGCTCAGCCGTCGAATTGTTGAGCTCTGGTTGTGGCTGCCTGAGTACTCCCTTTGTAAAGTACGAGCCCAACAAGCTCAAGAAACGCAAGGCACCTAGAATAGTGATAGCGCGTGACGCTGCCGACAGGATTGCGGTAAACGTGCTGTTTGAATTGAATCATCCAGGGCTCGGGAACTCGAGCTTCTGCGACGGCTACGGGACGTCACCCTCAAACTTGTCAAAAGTAAGGGAGTGGCTACTGTATGCGCGGTCGAAATATTTCTCGTCCAACTCCAATATGATCAAGAGCGATGTCTCTGGCTGGGAAACCAGCTTTTCCGAGGAGACCATGGACTGGACCATGTTTGGATTCTCAACTATTTCAACTTCTAAGGTTGACCTCACTCAGGCCTACCACACAATCGGCAGGACCGTCACACGCGGCTGTTTCCTACTTAACAGGCGGGACGTGGTCGTCAAAACTACGCCCGGTGGTCAGCAGTCGGGACATTTCCTCACTACCAAGTCCAACTCGTTCGGTCGCATGCTTCATGCAAGTGAGAAAGGCAACATCGCGATGTCCATGGGTGACGACACGGTCGAGTTCACGGATTCAGACGACCTGGTCACACGCTACGTTAGCACTGGGCTTGAGGTAAGAGATTGTGAACCCTGCTCCGTAGACGACTTTGAGTTCTGCTCTGGCCGCATTTACACGTCGTCTGGCGCCACCACGCACGCACATCTTAATTACAAGAAGAGCATCTTCAAGATGCTCGTCAAGGGCGTGTCGCTGGCTCAGATAGCCCACTCTCTCAAGGCCGGCTTCACAACAGCATTAGCCGCCCTACCTTTTACCAATGAGATGACAAAGCTGAACGACCAGCTCACAGTCGAGTCACCGTCTCTCGCAGATTTCCAACCAGACGCTTTCAACGCTCTGTTTGACGACACACAGTTTTCTTATGAGGCTGGATGCAGGCCTTCTCCTAGTCGCATGGATCTCAACTAGGATGAACAAATCTAAGAAAACTGGGGCCCCCGTGGGCCCCAAGCGGGCCTCCAGGCCCGCCACGGTCCGCAAGGGAACCGCTAATCCCAAGAAACAGCGGCGCGTTGTCCACCCGGACGTGGACGCCCGCTACCTGGCGGCTCTCGCACACCCCTTCAGCCCTATGGCAGTCGGTGTCAGAGCTCCCAGCACCATGAGGAGACACACCACAGCGTCCACCATCAGGTTCAGAGGTGGTGTCACCACTTCAGCAGCAGGAGCCGCTACTGTCATCTTCACGGCAAACCCGGCTTGTGCGGCTTTCATAGTGTCTGGTTCCAGCTTTGCTGGCAACGATACTTACACCGGAACCTACAAAGACGGCGGAGCCGCCCAGATCGTTGGCGCTCCTGTTGCAGAGCTGCGGAAGCTTGGTAATTACCGGATCGTCAGTGCTGGCGTCAAGTTCACATCATATGTGGCCGACAGCGCAAATGGCGGCCGAGCTTGCATCGGAACGTTCACGACAAATGGAGAGCTTCCAATCAAGCCTTACGCCGTGCTTTCCGGAGCAGCAGGGGCAGCCGGTGTGCTTTCGCAGCCCGCGAACGATGCCAGCTGGAACTTCAATAACGACGGCCTTGGCAAGTTCTTCCAAGTCTCGGCCGCTGACACGGGTAGCATTGACTACACCGAGCTTACTGACAAGGTGGTTTCGGTTCAAGACCTTCGCACCAAGTCCATCGTGGCCACAATGCGCCCCACCCTCGAATCAACTGGTCCTTGGCTACAGGGCGAGCCCTCAACCTACATCGCGGCTGGCGGCCACAACACTGACAGCCCACTCGGGTTCAACAGTGTTTGCTTGGTCATCACGGACGGCACTCCCTCGACTGCCTCTGTGGCGTTCGAGATCGTCTACCACGTTGAGCAGATCGACATACCAATCCGCTCTAACGTTGGCTCAGGCACTAACGCCTCGTCGCTCACATCGGCCAAGCCCGGCACCCTGGACCACACGAACGCCGTGGCTGCCACCCAGCCACACGTCTTTGAGGAAGTCGAGGCCGGCGCAGCCGGCGCTATGGCGGCAACGACTGCTGCCTCTATGTACACGTCTGCATACGCGCTTGGCTCTGAGGCACTAGCCACTCTCGGCACAAACATCTTCGGCTTCTTGCCGGAACTTGGTGCGGCGCTCCCTCTTCTCCTGGCACCGATCGGCCTTTAACGCAAGGCCCATCACGGAGCTCGGCTCCCGTCCATCTAGCATGGCCCCGCGTACGTAACCGCGTTGTCTGTCCTCCCAACAGACATGAATAAGCCCCGTGGGCTTTCCTGCATCTCAGGCAGGTTTCAACGGACTCGCAATCCCGTCCCCCTGGAAAGGGAATTGGTACGTAACCC